GTGACGGCGTTGTGGAACTTCGTGGTACCGGCGGTGATGGCACCGCCGGCGACCGCGAACTCGCCACTCCAGATCTTGGACTCGCCGTTGAGCCACTGAGCTTCGGTTGTGAACGTCGGCATCGAAGTTCCCCGATCAGCTCAGGGTGATGGTCAGGTTGTAGCCGGGGGCGTTGCACTCGAGCTGCGGGAAGCCGCCGACCATCGCGCGGATGAGGCCCGTCGCCGGGTCCATGAAGATCGGAGGACCGCCGCCGATCGCCCCGCCGATGACCGACGGGAATTCGATGCCCCAGCCGACCAGCTCCCAAGTGTCCATGTTGAGCATGAAGATCTTGGCCTTCGGGCAGAACTGCGGGGTGAAGACATCGATCGTCCCGTTGGGCGTGGTGACCGTCCAGCCGGAGTAGAGGAACGACCCCTGCCGCCCCTTCTTCTCCGTCGGGCTGATCGCGAACATGGTCTTCGACTGGAGCGCCTTGGAGAGGGTCGCCCAGACCGAGGGGTGCATGAACGCGGTCAGATCCTTCGCGCCATTGGCCGAGTAGATCAGCGTCTTGGCGATGCCGTCGACGAACGCCGCCTCGATGTCCGAGGCCGACGCGGTCAGCTGCATGCCGATCAGCCGGTCATCGACCGTGGTGTCGACGCCGAAGAACGACGCCGAGCCCGCCGAGGGAAGCCAGCCCTGAACGCCGGTGATCCCGATCTTCGTCGCGCCCGTGTTGCGGGTGTTGGCAATGAAGATGAAATCGCCCGAGGTGGCGACGGTGTTCGTGTTGGCGTTGACGACCAGCGTGCCGGCGTTCTGGTTGACCTTGGTCACCGTGAGCGAGCCAGCGCGGAGGGCGCCGGTGGTCCGGGCCCCGGCGAAGACCAGGATGTCGCCGATCGAGAACTTCACGACGTCGTCCGGGTCGCCCAGGGTCAGCGTGGTCGAGGCGCCGGCGGTGGGGATGGTTCCGATCGACGGGAAGCCGTCCGACCATATCTCGATCGCGGCGACCTTGGACACCTTGCGGATGGCCTGGTCGATCTCGCGCTTGAGCGGCTTGACGATGGTTCCGACGCTCGCCGCGCCCGAGGACGCCGCGAGGGCCGAGATGCCCATCAGGTTGGTCATGACCGCCGGGGTCACGAGGAACTGAACGCCCTGGCTGGGCGCCGCGGTCCCCGAGACACCGTCGACGTTGGACGGAACGCCGGACCCGTCGAACGACACGGGCACGACGTCGGCCTGCCCGCCGACGGTGACGTACTTCCGCTTTTTGAGCATGCCCAGGAACGCGTCCTGGCCGAAGCTCAGATCGGCGATGTAATTGCGGTTGCGGTAGACCCTAGTGAGTTGGTACTGGACGTCGGGAAATGCTGCGTCGGCCATGGCGGCCCCCTATGAGCGCGCCGCCGGCTATGTGTGCCGCGACCTCGGGCTAGTCTTCGATCCCCAAGGACTTGAAGAGGTCGGCTTCGACCTCGCCTTTCGTCCTCGTGTCGGGCCCGGTCCGCGCTGCCGGCGGAGATCCGAGAGAACTGGAGACGGTTTTTCTCGGGCTCGATCGGGGCTTCTCGGTTTTCTCGGGCGGGTTCGCCTCGGCCAACTTCTTCTCGATGCGGCGGGCCAGCTCCGGCACGTCCGGGAGCTTCCCGTACTTGTCGAAAAACTTTCCCACCGCGGTGTGAATGATGTCCGTCGCGTTGCGCTTCCCCATCAGCAGGGGCAGGTCCGCGACGATGGGCTCGACCTTCGTCTCGATGTGCTCCCGCACGATGCGGGCACTCTCGATGGCGCCGAGTTGGGTCTTCAGGCCCTGCAGCTCGGCCTTGATCTCGGCGTTCTCTTTGGTCGCTGCGCCGATCTCCTCGAGCTTCGCCTTGATCTCGGCGACGAGTGCCGTCCGATCCTCGGCTGCCTTCGCGGCTTCCTTGCCGGTGGTCTCGGCGGTCGTCGCGGCTGCCGCGGCATCGTCGCCGGCGAGCTGCGCGATGAGGCCGAGAACCTGCTTTGCCGCGGCTGCGGCTTCGGCCTCGGGGCCCGTGAGCTTCGGCTCGACCTTCGCGGGCTCGGCGGCCTTCGGCGGGTCCACCTTCGCTGGCGCCTGGGCGGCGGCGACCGGGGCAGGCTGGGCGCGCGCGGCCTCGGCGGCGATCCGGGCCCGGCGACGCTCGGCGCTGCGCTTGTTGATCGCCTTGATCGCTTCGTAGTCGGGATCGGCGGCGGGCTCCTCGGCCTTGGCCTTCTCTGGCTTCGCTTCGGCCTTCGGCTTCGCGGCGGCCGTCTCGCCCGTGTCGCCTGATTCGTCCTCGGGCAGCCCGATCGCCTCCAGGAGCTCGTCCATCGTCCCGAGGACGGTGCTCTCGCCCATGCCGGGGCCGATCTCTCCGGGGGAGACGCCGGAGAGGTCACCGGACGGGATCGCGGACTCGGAGGCGGCGGGGGTGGCGCTCATGCGGCAATTGCTCCTTGGGGCGGCATCGGCGGCGGGGGTGCCAGCGGCGCCGGGGTGAGAGGGGCGATCGAAGTTCCGGCGGTGGGGTCAACGCCTGCGGCGGGAAGGATGGGAGCGGCAGGAGCAGACTTCGCGGCGCGCGCCTGGACGTCGCCGATCCAGTCGTTGAGCATGTCCATCTGCTCCTGGTTCCCGCTGTCCTCGCCCAGCATGTCCAGCCACCGCGCCGTCGCGTACTTCGCGGCGTACGTCATGTCGAGCTTGTCGGGCGGGGCGATGTACTGCCCCGTCGACAGCATCTTGTTGATGATCTTCTCGATGGCCTTCTCGGAGGCCCGGCGGATGTTCAGCTTGGCCTTGAGGTCGGGGAAGTTGAGGATGTCGCGGAACTCGTCGACGTCGATCCCCTTCATCTGGAGCAGGTCCGCGGCAGCGGCGATCTTCCCCGTCGGCGTCGTCGGCAACGCCCCGATCGGGAACTTCTCGATGACGTAATCGGCGTTGTCGAGGTCGAGTTGCGCCGCCTTGACCTTCTTCAGCCACCGGCCGTTGGTGGTCTTGAGGTTGATCTCGTACTCGGGGATCTTCGCGATCGCGTCGAGCAGCAGCCGGGCGAGGTCCACGTGGGCCTGCTGGTAGTCGAGAGCCACGAGCGACAGACGGTCCTGATTGATCTCGTTCCACTCGCGCTGGGCGGGAGCGCTGTTGAGGCCGGCGGGGCGGGAGCCGATCGCGGCCTGGGGGTTGATCCCGGTCATTTCGAAGCCCCGCGACCAGAGCTTGTCGGCGCGATTCTGAAGCTCGGGACCGAGGATGTTGGCCGCCGTCATGAGCGTCAGGCTCGTCCCAGGCGGGCACTGGATGATGTCTCCGATCGCCCCCTCTCCGCCTTGGAGCTGGGAGGCCACGATCCCGGTCCCGCCCGCCTCGTCGGTCGGCGCGGCCCCCGTCGCCAGGTAGCGCGGGACCGCCATCAATCGCAGCACCTGCGAGATGCGCCGGTCGATGCCGTCGATCTCGAACTGCAGCTGGGACACGATCGCAGCGATGCTCTCCGGATAGGCGCCCTTGAGCGGCTCCGACCAGCCGAACGAGACCCCGCCGAAATCCTTCTCGGTCCACTCCTCGTCCAGGCACAGGGCCCGCGAGGTCACCACGACCCGCCGCCCCTTCTTGCGCCCCACGGGCTGGCGGATCACCTCGTAGACCAGGCAGTGCTGATCGGAGGGCGTCCGGTCGGCGGTGACCATGCCCTCGGTCCCTGACGAACGGATGTCGTCGGCCAGTTCCGCCGCCTCGGCCAGGAGCTTCTGCTCTTCGGGCGTCGGGTTCTCGGGGTCCTTGACGTCGACCGTCGCGAACCGGGCGACCAGCGCCTCCTTGTCGGCCGCGCAGCGCTGGACCTGGATCGTGGGCCTTCCGCGGTGGGCGTCCGCGGGGTCGTACATGATCTCCCAGGCCGGGACGTGCTCCACTTCGGGCCCGTCCTCGCCGTCGATCTTCTTGACGTACCCGAGATCAAACACGCACGCGTGGAGGGCTGCCTTGCGCAACTCCCGCTCCCCACCGGTCTGCTCGATCAACGCGTTGGCGGCGTCCGTGGCCACCTCGCCGCGCTCCTGCTGGGCCGGCGTGCCGCCTTCGGTCGTATACTGGACCCGCGTCTCCGACTTGGCGAAGCGGGACATCGCCGTGTCCGTGAGCGTGCGCGTGAGGTTGTTGCGCGTGCGTCCGGTGACCCGCTGCTCGGCGTTGGTCTGGTCGCCCAGACTGGCGGTGTTCTCGAAGTCCTGGAGGCTCGTGATCGGCCGTCCGAGGTACTGGCTGCCGTAGGTCAGGAAGTTCGCGCGGCGGGCAATCTCACCCTCGGACGAATCCAGCGCGGACGCGAACTGCCAGGCGGCGAGGCGTACCTCTTCGCCGGTTTCGAGCGTCCACCACTGTTTCGGAGGGCCGGAGCCGAGATCTCCCAACGAGACAACCCCAGGCTGGGGTTACGGGCACCTTCTCGGGTCTCGGTCGGTCTGCTCTCGGGGCTCTGTCTTACCCGCTGGACGGTGCCCTCGGCGGGTGCGAGTCCGGGTGCTGCGGCCAGCCCGGCGGGCAACAGGCGCGTGGCGTGCTTTTAAACGCTGTGCTCCTGAACTTGTCGCATCGTCTTGCTGTAATCAATACCACCGCTTACGGAGGGAGTCTAGGCCAGGTATTTGACGCGAGGCGGTTCATGTTCTCGCGCATCCGTTCGACCGTCTTCTCGAACTCCGCCTCGAGGTCCGCAAACTCATCGCGCGTCGTGCGCTTGACGAGGGCGCCGTGGCGGTCGCGCATTTCCAGTGAGCCGTCGACCTCGGTCACTGTGCACGGGCCTTCGATGCCGTTGACGGTGAACGGAGAGCAGCGGAGGAGTTCGGCCCAGACTGAAGCGCCCATCAGCCCCTCCCGTGCTTGTCGAGCAATCGTCCGATCGCGCGCTGAATGTCAGCCCCGAACTTGGTCCCGAAGTTCACGCCGATGGAGAACACGAGAAGGGTCCACCCGATCGGATGATCCGCCAGGCGATGCGCGAGCCAGGACGTCACGGCGCACGTCCGTGCTTGTCGAGAAACGCGCCGAGACGGCACGGAATCAGCTTGCCGTCCACGACCTCGTCCGCATGCCGAGCATACATGGGACCGTCGCCTCCTGGCGGCGCTCCTCCGCATGCCGGACAACGCCCGTCGTCGATGTATTCGATCCGGCGCAGCAACTCCAGCATGCCCCGCGCGTCGCGCGCCGCCAGCGCCTCGGCCTTCGTTCCGAACGCCACGAGGAACACGGGAGGCGAACCTTGGTAGCCGAACCGAACGATGCCGTCGCCGTACGCGATCTCGATGGTTCCGACCGTTTGCGTTTCCCGAAACGCCTCGTCGCTCATCACTTCACGCCCTTCGCGTCCGGGGATACCCATCGCAGCGTGCCGGCTTCGAACGCGGCTCGAATCGGTTGCACGAGCAGATCCATCCAGCAGAGCCTGAGCAGCAGAAACAAGTCGAACGAGTGCGCGTTTATCTCTGACATTGTCAGCCCTATGAACTTGTCGGCCTGTCGGACCTCTTTCCACGGGTCGCTCATCGCTTCCCCTTTCAAACCATCAGGACTCATGGCTCGCCAGCTTTCGAATTGCGTCCGCACATCCGCAGCCGTCTTCGCCGTCGTCGGCCACCTCGGCGCATCTCTCAATTGTCCCGCGGATAGCCTGCTCGACGAGCAGCGAGAGCCGCTCGAAGGCTATGCTGTCCGGCGGATAAACCACAATCGAGGACATCAGCTCTCGCGTCTTCTTCTGCGCCCAACTCATCGCTTCCCCTTTCGGATCGCCGCCGCCATCTTCGAGTTCGTCTCGCCGCCCACGCGGTAGGCGATGGCCAGCGCTTGCTTCAGCGGACGGCCCGACTTCACTTCTGTCGCCACGTTCTGTGAGAACGCGGCCTTCGTCTTAGACTTGTTCAGGGGCATGGGGCGCTCCTTCTTGCGGCTTCCGGGATCCAGTCCCGCAGGCCGCCGATCTTGATCTCGGGGAACACGTGCGCGATCGGCTCTGGCTCCTCCCGAAGAAACAGGCGCCTCCACCATGGAACGATGCTCATCGGCGGCGCGTACCTGTCAGCGATTACCGTGACGTCGTCATTTTCCAAGAACATATTGCGGAAGTACTCGACGTTAACCGGGTTCGCGACAACCATGATCTTCTGCCCTGGCAAGATGTCGCCGTAGCTGATGAGAATTCCGTTTCCGAAGGCCTTGCGGCCGGGCTTCTTGATCAGGGGCATGGCGCCTCCAGTTCCAATGTGACTTTGTCCTTGTCGAGGTACCACTGTTGACACCGCTCTCCGCGCGCCGGGGCTCCGCAATAGGCCATTCTCGCCGAGATGTGACACCGCTTGTCGTTCCGGTTGTACGCGTCGATGACGTACGGGTGAGCGTACTCGAATACTGCTGGCGACCCGCAGTGCGGGCACGGTGCCGTCCTCGTGATCGGCTGCGGCATGGCTACGATTCTACCGTATCGCCGATCTTGATTGCGCCCTGCCAGATGCCCGAACAGAGCCGCGATCCGGGCGTCCTCTGATGAAGCTGGCGCGCCTCTTCCAGTCCCTTGGATGTCGCCGGGAAGACCGCCGAGAACACTCCGCTTGCCGCCGCCGCGTCCTTGACGATGTAGATCGGCCGGTCGCAGTACTCGCGCACCTTGTCGAGGTGGGCCAAGGCGTTCGCCGCGTTGACCATTCTGTCGGCCGTGTGCTTGGCGCCGTCGCCCCAGCTGGCTATCCGCTCTTGGGCCTTCTCGATGGCCGACAAGCGCTCCAGGGACTTCTTGAGCACCGGGTTGACCAGGTCGACGCCGTCCAGGTGCTTGGACAGCTTGTCCATGGCCTTCAGCAGACTCGATGGCGCGGACTCCATCGTCTCGACCATCACCCGCGTCTCTCGGACCTCGGCGAGGACCGTGTCTGCGGTCTCTCGCAGTGCGTCGACGGCCGATTCGTCCTCGTCGCCTTCGAGCAAGGTCTCCAGAAGCTCTCTCAGTGCTTGTCTCTTTCTCATGGGTCTCCTCATCGGTAATCGGGCGCATCCACATTCCTCGGTCTCAGGAGCGCCTTGAGTGTTGGGCTGTCGAAGATGGTCTTCTCGGGTGTCGTCGGGTTCTCGAGGAAGTGCCAGGCCGCCCGATAGCCGTAGAGGACCATGTCGATCGCGTCTGAATGTGGAGGCTCGTCGAAGCGCAGGACACCCATCTTCTTGGCCTCGGCGTCCCACTGGATGATCGCGCAGTCCTCGGCGAATACGCTGTTTGGCGGGGCCGCGAAGGCGCCGGTCAGCAGCGCGTCGTCCAGCAGCCCGACGTGCTCGGCCTTGCGGTTCTTGTCGGCCGCCTCGACAGGGAGCTGCCAGCGCGTGCGGAGTTCCTCGCCGATCTTCTTGCCGAGCGCCCCCAGATCGCCCACGAGGTGGAACGGCTTGAAGATGTTGTAAAGCATTCGAAGTTGGTTCCCGAGTTCCGTGATCCCCTGCTTTCGAGTGATTAGTTCCTTCACGAGCCGAAGCCGTCGCTCGTGGGGCGCCCAGCCGAGCACGCCGATCGCGTCGGCGTCGTCGTACCCGATGTCGAAGCACAGGATGTACTTCCAGCCTGGCTCCGGGCCTTCCTGCCAGCCACAGGCGTTCCTGGCGGCGTCGTAGTGCAGCGCCAGGCTGTCCGAGTCGGTCACCCATTGCCCGAGATACTGGCGGACGTAGGCGGGAGTGGTCTCGGTCCAGCCGCGCCGCTCCCGGAGCTGGCGGAGGTACTCGTCGGTGCTGATCCCGCTCTTGAGAGCCAAGAAGGGGTTGTCCTGGACCCGCCAGAAGTAGTGCTCCCAGCCCTCCCGCATGGAGCCCACGTCGACGTCGTAGAAGTAGCCGGCACAGATGGGCCCAGGCGTCCCGACGATGTCCAGCGAGCCGTTGTAGTCCATCAGGCTCGGCTCGATCACGTCGTCGACCAACTCGGTCATGATCGACTGGCGGATCGACTGCGCCTCGTCGATGGTGACGTGCTTGAACCCACCCTCGTAGCCGCGGAGCTTGTCTAGCTCCCCCTGGTCCTTCGCTCCTCCGAGGTAGATGATCGGCTCGTTCGGGAGGTTCGGGAAGCGCATGAACGCCTCCACCTCGTTGGGCTCACCGCCGAGCTTGCGCTCCCGGTTGATCTTCTTGAGGGTGGGCCAGATGCGGCGCTTGGCGTTCTTGAGGGTGTCGGTGACATAGAGCTGGTTGGCGAATGGGGGCGTGAAGTTGATGTCCAACTTCCGGATCGCCTCGTGAACGGTCTTGCCGACGCGGCGAGGGGTGCGGAGAGCGTTCCGCTTCGTCTTGGCCTTGACGTAGTTGTAGCCGGCAGCGTGGGAGAGCTTCTGCGCGTCGAAGGGCGGGTGGCGCTTGCTCCGCATGGCCGCGACGTAGCGGCCACGCGTCTCGGGGGAGAGGCGCTGGAGCTCGGAGAGGGTCAGGGGCACTCGACCACCCGAGACGACCTCCGCCACTTCCAGCCGTCCTTCGTGGCGTAACGCTCGAAGCCGGCCGCCCAGCGCTTACCGTCTTCGCTCTCGAATAGGAGGTTCAGACCTTCGCCTTCTACGCTTCCCGAGCAGTCCGGGCTGGCACACGGCAAGATCGCCTCTACCTCGCGCTCGGTGTCGTCTCCGATGAGCAACACCGTCTGTCGCTGAAACAAGCACTCTCCCGTGCACTTCTTCGGCAGGAACTCGACGCGGCCTTGGTACTTCATCGACGCCCTCCCATCATCACGCGCCAGCGGCTTTTCGCGCTCCACTTCAGTTTCTTGACGCTTGCGTTGGTTTTTACCAGACGCTCGCGTTGGATCGGCGGTTTCAGCCCATGCACTTTGCTTGACTCCGTTTGCTCATCTACGCTACTGGCGTGGCGTGACACGATCGGACTTGACGCGGGTTCTCGCGCTTGGTCTGGTTTGTCCATCGCGCGCCCGACATGAGGCCCGTAGGGCCGGCCCGCCTTGGTCACGGCACCGGCTCCTTCGTTGGTTCGATCGGCTCCACGTCGATCGCCGGCTTCTCGCCCCTGGCCTCGGCTTCGATGGCGGCGATCTCGCGGGCGGCCTCCTCGGCGGTCATGGGTCCAATGCGGATTGGACCACCGTTCGGGCCCGACAACTCGATCTGCTCCTTCGGCTTGCCGTAGGCGTACGCCCAGAGCATCACCTCGACCGGCGGCGAGAGTTCTCCCTTCGCCGCTCGCAGTTTCAGGTTGCGCCGGTAGGCCGGCGACTCCACTATCTCCCGGCAGGCTTCCTTGACCTCGATGGTCGCCTTGTTGAGGGAGCCGGGACGGCGGCCGGCGCGCCCGTCGCCTGGCTTGAACGGCTTGCCCGGGCCTCGCGCTTTGCCTGGCATAAGCTATGCCAACTCCGGTTCGAAGAACGCCGCCGCGGCAATCAACGCCCATCGCCACGGCCCGGCCGTCCACGTTCCCGGTCCTGCGACATCGCCCCATTGCCGCTGTAGGCTCCAGATTCGGCCGTTCGAATCGACGGCATGCGTTTCTGTCCGCTCAAGGCCCGCCTTGTCTTCGCCTTCCGGCGTCCATCGGAATAAGCCGACGAGTCGCGGTGGGTTCATGATTCGCTCCCGTCTGTGCAGTTCAGAGTTACGGAGCCCGTCTGATAGTCGATCCTGACGACGACGAAAGCTCCTGGGTAATAGGCCTCGCCGATGACATCGCCGACCGATAACCGCAGAGCCGCCGCCCGCGCCCTGGCAAGCCTCCGTTCAGCCTGATGGCGCCTCCGGGTTGCCCACCCGCGGAGGGCCGCGCGCTGGCGCTTGGAGGCCTTCAGCTGCCTGGCGTTCATGGCCTGGCCTTCCTCAAGAAGCCGAGGTCAACCGGCCCACCAACTGTCCCCGGTCGGCCACGGTTCTGCCGAGGCTCCGGGAATTCAATGTAACCGCCCTTCCCCTTGAGCCCTTTGAACGCTGGCTTGACCATGACGACCTTGCCACATCGACAGGCCTTGGCTTCTGTTCGGTGATCGTCTTCGTCGAGCCTTCGGAAGCTCTCGCCGATGATCATGAGCTGGAACGGCGTCTTGTAGATCGAGACCATGAAGCCAGGCGAGAATAGATGCTGTCCATCGGCCCATGCGGGGCAGTGCTCCGTGGTGGCATGCTGTCCCTTGGAGACCCTCACGGCGCCCTCCATTCTTCCCGCTCGTTCGGGTCATCCCGTCTCGTGACCACCTTCCCGCAGTGACACGACTTGGCAGCGCGAAGGCGACCGTTGAGCAGGGCAGGCGAGCCGATGAGGTAGAGGTGCTCGCCGTCCTCCCAGAACCAGCAGCGGGGCCCGTGCTGCTCGTCATTGGGCAGGAGTTGACCCTCTGCCTTCTCTTCGCACTTCCGCGAGCAGAAACGAACCAGGGTCATGGTCTTGTCGAAGCGGACGTGACCGAGTCCGTCCTGTTCCGGGCTGATTGGCTTGCCGCACCATGGTTTGCAGGGCTCGTCCGGACAGGGCCGCGAGCAGCCGCCTCCGAAGTGGGCGGCGGAGCAGTTGGGGAGGTGCTGCTTACTCACAGCACACCAACACGTCGAAGCAAGGCTCCCGAAATGACCTGGCCATGGTACAGCCACTCGTCCCGGGCCTCCGAGACGCGGTCACCCCCAGGCGCACGAGCGTATCCGAACGTTGCCTGAGCGTCTCCGCTCGTTCGGCCTGTTTTTCGATCGCGTCCATCCCGGTCTTCATGATCGCTTCGGCGGCTGGCGCGATCGGGGGCGTCCCAGGGAACAGGGCGTCGACCTCTCGGCAGGCCTCGATGTACGCTTCGTCGATCCAGTGGCTCATGTCGTCTCCACCTCGTAGCCGCCGCCCGGGAGAACGGTGACCTTCTGCAGGTGCCTGCCATGGGCCGCGCAGAACGCGCTGCACCACACGCGCCAGCATTCACCATCCCATTGGGCGCACACTCCGCGGTCCCCGTCGGCAACGCGCAGCCGAAGTTCCGGGACGGCCTCCAGGGCGATCTCGCCGCAGTTCATATCGCCCTCGGCACAACCCGCGGCGTGTACCCCGCGTGCACCACGGCCTCCAGGACCCGGGGGTGGATGGGTCTCCGTGCCGTGAACTGCCGTTGTTCCCCCAGCAGGGCCTTCATGACCTGGTCCGAGATCCGAAGCTCGGCATCCGTGAACGGGTAGGCGCTGGTTCGGAGTCCCAGGCCCCACTCGTTCTCATCCCAGCCGCGGCGGGGGACCACGGACTGACGCAGATAGAGAAACTCCACGGCCCGGTCCTGGGACCATGCGACGAAGCCGAGGAGGATGTCCTCGCCCTCGAAGGTGCTCACGGAGATGTTGCAGGCCTCGAGAGCGGTGGAGACGGCGTGCTTGATCAGCTCCCGGTGGGCGAAGGGGCCGCCATGGAGGGAGCAGATGGCGTTGGCCACGGTGGACCAGACGTAGGGGCGCTCGGTGCGGGGCTCCATGGGGCGGGATATGATGGGAATGGACGTGGGGTCGGGGGCGGTCACTTCGCCCTCCGAATGATTGTGTCCCGGTCGTGAGCAACCAGGCGGATCGTGTACGGTCCATCGGATCCGAACTTGTCGCGGAGCAGTTCATAGTCTTCGTCCACGACATCGAATGCCTCGATGATCTTCCCAGCCTCAAAAGCCTCCTGCCCCATTTGCTCCATATCGCTCCGGACATCGTCGGCCGTTCGCTTCGGATCCGGAGCGTAAACCGGCGTGATGCGCAAGCCAGAGGTCACGAGTCCAACTCCGCCGGCACCGGCGCCGTCCGCCACGGCTGCTCCGGGTTCGCCTTCTGGATCAGCGATCGGAACGTCAGGTAAGGCATCCGCACGAGCGTGGCGACGGGAGCGACCCCTCGAGCCCACTTCTCTTGCGGCACCAGGTGGCTCGGCTCCGTGTAGCGGCCCACGACGTAGACCACCACCTCGACCTCCTCAGGCGGAACCAGGGCAACGTCGGGCTCGCCTTCCTCGCTGGGGTTGGCCGCCTTCCAGGACTCGGACGGGACAACATCGCAACCGACTGCGGCTTCGCAGATCGGATCGGCGCTGTCGGTCGAGGACAGGCGGAACTGGCGGCTTCTCGGGTTTCTTCGTGCGTCTCCCATGGGTCTCCTTTTCGGGTCTCGGGGGTCGGTCAAAACGGGTCTCCGCGTCGAATCTCGTGGTCCTCGATCTCCTCCAGCGTCGGCCCCCAGTCGGTCGCATCGCTCGCCCTACGGACGCACCACAGGTAGATGGGGCGGGGGAGATGGAGGAGGTTCGCTAGGTCCATGGCGAGGAGCCAGAAGCGGAGGCGGATGGTCATCGGTGGGCTCCGTTGGGCTTGGTGGTGCTCGTCGCGAGCGCGGTCATCGGGAGCGGCCCGACGGCTTTGACGAGCTGTTCGAAGTCTCTCCTCCGCGCCTGCGGCGCTGTCTCATCCCAGATGCGCTGCCACGGGCGCTGGTTGTCGGGGGTCGCGCGGACCTCTTCGTGGTGGAGGTAGTTCGGCCGGGTCTCATCGGGGGCGGCGGTCGCTGGCACCGGTACGCAGATTCGCGCGGCGTTGTCGCTCGGCACCGCCGCCCCCTTTGACAAGCCCGCTTTTCTCAACGGAGGCGGGCCTCCGCGCTTCCCCACCGAACCGGCGCAATTGCCGGGGAGGTGCGGGTGAGACTTTTTCATGTTCGGGCACCTGCGTGCGCCTGAACCAACCGATCGGACTCGCCGCGCTCGATCAGCCACAGCTTGCCTGGCGGTCGCGGAACGCCAGCCTTCATCGCCCAGAAGCGCAGGGTGCCTCGCGGGACACCGAGTCGTGCCGCGGCCTGACGGAGGGTCTCTCGTCGGGCGCGAGCGGCTACGGCTGCGTCGATCGTCTCGCTCGGGATTCGCCAGTGCTGTTTGTTCTTCGGCTTGGGCGGCAGGTCGATGCCTGACTCACCGAGGATTCGTTCGAGCGTCTCGGCGCAGATGCCGTGTCGGATCGCGCCGGCCTGCAGCGTCTCGGTGGCAAGGAAGCCTGCGATCGCATCGTCGACGTCCTGCGGGTCGACCGTGTGCATGTAGCGCAGGCGCTCTGCGGGGCGGGACATCGCCCGGCGGATCTCGACCCCGGCCCAGCGGAGGATCATCCGGAGGGACCTGATCGTGTAGCCCGCTCGCTTCGCTGCCGAGCTCAAGTACTCGCGGCCCTGCGGGCACCCGAGCGGAAGCCCGATCTCCATGGCGCGCTGATAGGTGGCCAGCGGCGTGCGTCCGATCCGCTTCGCCACCCCGGTCGTACTGTGCTCTCCCCAGAGCAACCGAAGGCGTGCGTCGTCGGCTTCTGTCCATGGCTGGCGGCGTCGGGCGCCGAGGCGCTTGGCACGTTTGGTGACAGCGACCCAGGAACGCCCAAGCTCGGCGGCGAGCACGGCTGGCCCATCGGCGGCATACCTCGCCAGAACGATCGCCTCTTCTGCCGGGGTCCACGGAAGGCGGCCCGCCAGAGCGCCGAGCATCGCGGTCACTTCCACTTCCACACCTCGAACCCTGGCGCCCACCCACTGCCGTAGATCGCGAGCATGGCGTCTTTCGGGTAGCTCGTCTCGTGCCCTTCGAAGACCAGCCGCGGGAACAGACCCAGAACACGCGCGAACGGGAACACGTAGTTAACGGCCCAGGAGGATGTCGACAGAGGCACGAGCAGCGCGATCTTCTCGTCGCGGTGCAGGGCGCACTTTTTGGCCCACGGTCCGATCTTGCGGAACGGCGGGTTCAACCAGAGCAAGTCACTCGACAGCGCGGTCCAATCGGCGAGCAGAGAATCGGTAGCGAGGCGACTTCCCGGTCCGAAATGATCATCGCCATCGCTCGGGATGACCGAGTTCTCACGGGTCGCGGCGAGGTCGTGACCGATCGGGCCGAACCGGCGCACGACCGCATCCAGGAACTCGCGCGGAGTTCCGACAACCTGCTCGGACTTGCCGGGCTTCTGCTTTGGCATCTTGCGCGTCACCCGAAAAACCCCATCCCCATCGCCACCGCCCACGCCACCCCCACCACAGCCCCAATCCCCAGGGCAGCGAGGAGGAGGGAGGCGGGGGAGGGTGAAGGGTTGCGGGCGGGGCCGGTGATGGAGCGACGGCGCTGGATGTCGTTCACCACATCACCTCCCGTCGCCCGAGGTAGTCCGTCGCCGACCCAACGCAGACATGAGGCTCACGCAGCGAACACCGACCACACACCGGCAGCTTCGCCATCTGCTCAGCCTGGGCCTTCTCTCGGGCGATGGCCTCGGCTCCGGTTGCTCGCCCGCCGACATGCTCGAGCAGGCTCAGCTCACGGTACGCCGAGAACACGGTCTTGCTGTCCAGGCCCGTCGCCCTCGCGGCGTCGGCGATTCGGACGCCCTTCTGAAAGTGCGGGTACACGAGGGCCTGGCGATCGGTCAGGTCGGAGGGGTCAAGCGGCATCGTCGTCTCCTCTCTCGGGGGCAGTGACTCGGCCACGAAGGGGAGCCACGTCGATGGCACGGGGTTCGTCGTATAGGTCTGGTGTGTGGGCGCCGCAGAACCGAGGGCCGCGCTTGCCGACCATGGGGACGATGGCGATGCGGCAGCCAGGCTCGGCGCAGGTGGTTGAACCGGAGGTGACGACGGGGTTCTTCATTCCGGCCCTCCGGCGGCCACGCGGGCAGTCAACTGGCGCAGGGCTTCGGCGGCCCGTTCTGCGTCCGCGGCCTCGCGGGCGTTTTGCTCGGCCAGAGATCTTGTTGGGGGCTGCGGCCTGATCGAGGTGACCGTGGCCCGCCTATCTCGCGCCGCGCGTTCGGCGGCCCATCGTTCGCGGTCAGCCTTCGCGCGGGCTTCTTCGAGCTCCAGGAGAAACGCGTGACGGGTGGCGACGTCAGCATCGCCGGCCGCCTCAGGCAATTGGCACTCGGCGGGGCGCGCCGGGGACGTTCGGAAGCTGTCCCGCACGCACAGCGCCGGGGGCTGGTACTCTGAGATGCGGTCGAGCACCCGCTGCCCATAGCGCTCTACGAAGTCGGCCGGCGACATGTTCGCCGTCATGACCGTGGGCAGCTCGCGACGGTGCCTCTCGTGGACGATCTCGTCGATCAGGCTGACCAGGAACCCCTTGGCGTCGAGGTACTCCATGCCGATGTCGTCGACCACGAGACGCGCTGGGCCGAACAGCCGCTCCATCTCGGCCTCGTCGTACTGCTTGACCCTGGAGAGGCTCTTTGCCGTTCGCCAGAGCACCTTGCCGCCCTTGTACTTCCAGATGAATCCCTCGGGCCCGTCGAACCCGAACCAGTTGCGCATCGCGAGGGCTTCTCCCAGCAGCCAGCGGGCTGCGGCGACCGACTTCCCGGTCCCGGGCTTGCCGAGGAGCAGAAGGCAGCCGGCGACGTGTCCGTCTACAGCGCGCGTGGAATCGCACGGCGCGAGCCTGGCGCGGCTTTCTCGAATCTCCCGGGCCGTGAGCCCGGCGTCGGTCAAAAGCTTGTCCTGCGCGATTCTGAACGTTTCGACGGGCGTGTTCATGTGGCGGCCTTTTTCTTGAAGAGGTCCATGCCGGCGGTGTAGTCCTTGGTCGCGCTTACGGGCGAGTGGCCGTTGGCGCGAGCGTCGGCCTTCGGGCGTTCGTTCGGCGGGACTCGAAGCGCCCCCCACCGGGTCACGAAGAACGTGAAGCAATGGCCGGCGTCGACCACTGCCGGCGCTCGGATCGCCAGGAACTCGGCGAACATCTCGTCGGCCCTCGCTTGGGCCTCGAGCACGTCACGTAATGGCAGGGCGTCCAGGAGATCGCCGAGGTCGCCGCACGCCTTGCCGTCCGCGCGCTCTCCGTAATGCCGGGCCCCTTTATGGAGCGCCATCGCCCAGGCTCTCCCGAAGCGATCTTTCCAGTCCCCTGGCGTCCACCGCCTACCTGGAGGATCAACCAATTGATCCGGTTGCTTAGGAAGATCCGGATCCGGAGACGAAGAAGACGGAGAAGAAGCCGGATCGGATCTCAGATCGGATCCCGGATCAGAGTGCCCGATTGCCGGCTTGGTTTCTGCGGTTGCCGGCTGTTCGCCTGTGATTGCCCGCTTCCTGTATACGGCTGCCGGCAGGCGCCTAATGACTTTTGTCTCGGTCTCGAATCGACTCCCGCAGGCGCAAACCTCGGTACGAAGCGTCACTCTCGAGAAGTTCGCCGTCTTCTCGATCGCCATCCGAGAGCTGCAGTCGGGGCAGTTCATTCAGCCCACCACCTCCCCGCCCGCGCTCCCCGGCCCCCGAGCAGCCATCTCGGCATCGTCGAGGGCCTTCACGGTGGCAAGGGCGCGCTGCGAGACGATGACCGGGCACTCCTGGTCGCACTCACTGGACTCGTTGTTCAGGCAGGAGGCGACGTGCTCGACCGAGCCATTGAGGAACTCCAGGGCCTCGAGCATCACGGTCTCTCTGGGGGTTCTGCGAATGATCATGCGGCCTCCGTTTGGGACCGAGAAGCCCGTGCGCTGAGCGTCAGCCAGGCGTGCGCCGCTTGTTGCGGGACGACGGAATTGCCGAGAAGTCGCAGGCGGTGTGCTCGATCGGGAACCCCATGAGCCACTCGACCCACGTCGGGTTCAGCTGCCCACCAACCGCGCCCGCAAGCGTCGCTCCGTGACCACGTCCGTCCGTCTCGCTCGGCCGCGGCTTTGTCGTTCTGTTCGCGTTCTCCGATGCCGTCGGAGTGGGCCACATCCCGGTCCGCGCCATCATGCGGAGCGACGGTCTGATGGGACCAACGCGACCCATTCCCCCGCCACGGTTGTAGCCACTTGTTGAAGCCGTCGGCGTGGGCAAGGATGAATAGGCGTGCACGGAGATGGGGCGCGCCGACGTCAGCCGCTCTGAGCACATCCCATTCCGCATCGAACCCGAGAGTGGCCAGGTCCCCGAGAACTCGGTCAAGTCCCCGAGCAGCGAGGGCTGCGACGTTCTCCACGAAGACGACGCGCGGTCGTAGAACGCGAATGATCCGAGCGAACTCGGACCAGAGCCCGGACTGAGGCCCGCTGATTCCCTCTCTCTTTCCTGCGTTTGAGATATTTTGGCACGGGAAGCCGCCGCAGATGATGTCGGGGCACTCGGCGGTTTCATCAATCTCCCTCACGTCGTTGTAGCGGCGAACGTTCGGCCAGTGGGTCGCAAGCACAGCGCGGGCGTGCGGGTCGGAGTCGCACTGCCACACGACCGGACCGAGGCCGCAAGACTCGAGGGCGATTTCGAGGCCGCCGATCCCGCTGAATAGAGAACCGATGGTCAAGGCTCCCGCCCTCCTGTCGTAGGGGCCGTGCTGGCGGCACGGAAACCAAGAACGAAGCCGTACAGCAATCCGGGCACGAACCCGACTGCGACGACGGCCATGAAGTCCAACCAGGACATCCCTATCCCTCCTTCGTCCCCGCCCCATCGAGGGAGGGGCGCGCGGGCGGTCGCTTCTTTCGGCGACCTTTTCGCATGCCGAGGATGTCGTGACCGGCGCCGCAGACCGGGCATAGGCCGGATCCACCAAGCCCGCCTCGTCCCATGCACAACGAACAGCGCTTCACGTCCCCTCCTTGCCAGCATCGAGGGAGGCGCACAGTTCACCGGCTTCCCATGCCTGTCTACCGGCGCACACGGGCAGGCAGGTAGCGCCAGCCAAGGCGAGGCAGTGCTCGCAGCTCTTGGACGTGTCGCCACCGGACACGCCCATACCCGACGACCATCTTGTATCGGCTGGTTCGCGGTACGGAGACCGGGCGGCGTCGAGAGACGCGAGGTCGCTGAGCCAGGAGCCGTCGCGGAGCTTGATCGCCGTTACCGCCAATTCCCGCGCGGCCCATTCGCGAAGTCTCTTCTCCATGTCTCCGCGACACAGGCGGGCATCGGCGTAACGCCGAGTCACGCTGGCGTCCAGCCACCTCGCGACCCGCACGACCGTATCCGCTTCTACCAGTTCAGCGGCCTTCATGAGGCGCAACAGCTCCACGCCGGGCTGCGTTGCCGCCGCTTGTTCGAGACCGACCCGAAGGAAGTTCGCCCTGGCCTCGTCGCGCTCGGCTGTCATCGCTGCCAGTTCCTCGCGCAGCCTCACCACCTCATCTGGGACGGGGATGGGGGAGGCTGCGCGACCCTTTGCCCTGTCGCTTCGCAGCTGGAACTTGCAGGCCTCATCGTGCGTGTACACACGAACACGGGGGCCGGTCGTAAGCCGCCAGGCGCCGCGGTCGGGGACCCAGCCACGCGAGCGAAGCCACTCCTCTCGCGAGACAGCCGCCGGGGAGGCCGAAGGACGCGCAAGCGTGTCCACCCCCGACGTTGCAGGTTCGGGCCTCGGTGGTGACAACGCGGCCCCGGGACCGCCTCCGCTTCCACCCGACGTCTCTCCTGCTTCCCTCAGGGCCGGTTGCCCGGCCTCGGCTAAAGGACCGCGCGATTCGGGCTCCGCGGTCCTGGTTAGCTCTTCTAGCTGCTTGGCAATCTCGTGGGCTTCTTCGTCGCGGCCCCTGTCCATGGTTCGAGCGCCGCCGTCCTCGGAGTCGTGCGGAACCCACGCGGCCTGTCGTCGCAGAATCCTTTGCTTCACCATCTGCGCCGCGCGCCTTAATGCCTCCCGTCGCCCCGCCTCTCGCTCTCCCCTCCCCGGGGATGTCCTGTGCTCGGTGTCGCGGGCGACCATGAACGTTGGGGTCGCGCACTTGGAGCAGGGCAGTGACCGTGGTGGATTTTCCTGGCCTCCGCACTTCAGGCACAACGGCCTCGCGGTCTTCATGGCTCGCCTCGCTTGGCCTTGTGGTGCGCAAAGTGGCCCCGCACCGTGACAGCGACCCGCTTCGAGCAGACCGAGCAATCCGCCTTCTTGTCAGCGCCGACAGAACCGATTGGAGCAAGGTACCCGGCGCCGCCGGTGCAGTAGCCGCGCATCCGGGCCCGCTCCATCGCCGTGAACACGAGACGGCTCACTCAGCACCTCGGCAGTCGGCGCGAACGTCGTTGTGGTCGGGGCAGAGGGCGACACCCAGTTGCTCGACTGGGCCTTTCGGGTCCCAGAACCACCAGCCATCAGCGACCGCGCGAGCCTCTCGTTCCTTGGTCCACTTGCCACCGACGTCGTCGGTCTTGCGCGGGCATTTTGAGCACTTCATCGGTCACCTCGGCGGTCGGCGGTGATGAGGGCGGCGAGAACGATCCGCTGCTTCTCGCGCAGTTCATTGATGCCCACGAGGTCGTCGCTCAGCGCTGCGCACGCCTTGATCATCTGGTCGGCCAGCTCCTCGGGCCGCCTCCGTGGAGGGGAGGCGGCTGCGCGCTCGGCTGAGGCTGGCGGGGAGATGCAGGACGCCGAAACGCGATGGTCGAATGGGTGGCACCACGGCCGATGACAGACCGGTCTCGCCTCGGCGTCTCCGGGGGTGGGCTGGGCTGGTCTTTTGAACTTCTGGCACTTGCAGAACGAAACGATGCCTTCGACATCATCCATGTGTTTGCACCCGAACCGCAGGTCGACGTGCTCATCCTTCCCGTGCCCGCACTCGCACCGCTCCCCCATGACGGGCTGGACCGCTGCGGGAGCTGGATTCGGGGCCTTGTGTTCCCGCTGAGGCATGTGCTCTGCGCACGAGCACCCGGTGGTCGAATGATTCACGTCGCAGGGAAACGCGCATGGAAGCGTGCACGACTGGTTTCGAGCGCACGTGCCCGGGCAGTCGTTGTCTTTTTGTCGCGCGGGCGTCTCGGTCGGCGCTCCGGGCTGGACCGCTGCCATGAGGTCTTCGAGGGTGAGCGTTTTCTGCGGCGGCTGCGGCAGCGGGCCATACCGCTTGTCGTCGGGCTGGACCGGGGGCGGGGTGTGGCGAGACAGGACGTGCGCGTCGGGGTGTCCCGCCTCCCGTGCGCAGAAGACCGTCGCGCCAAGTAACGTCGCCTTCTCGCCGCACTTCTCGGCTGGCGGCGTCTCCACCGGCAGCACGGCTGGGGCTGCGCTCCACAGATTCGTTAGGGCCCCCATGGTCATGATGAACCACGCGTCAGACCGATTCTCTTCGTACGTCTTGCGCGCGTTCAGAATCTCCTGGAAGGCTGCTAGTCGAGCCTGGTCGTCTGACGGCGGCACCGGGGGCTGCTGGGGGGCGGCTGCATCGAGGTACTCACACCAGGATTTTTCGCGCGCTTGAATGAGCGCCGATCGAATCTTGGCTACATCGGTCGTCGCGAACGAAGCCGCGGCCGCCTCGAACAAGGCTTGATACCTAGCCAGCAGCCCCTCCCGTCCCATCCCTCCGGGGGCGGGCGGCTGGGCGGCCTCTGGGTTCGGGTGGTCGGCGTCTAATACTCGGTCGACCACGCGAACCCCCTTCCGAGGTGAGTGATCCACTCGTCCACGGTCTTGGAGACCAGTTCAGCGCCATCGTCGTCCGGGCATCCGACCGTGCCGTCAGGGTCGAGCCACGCCTTGATAGCCTTGTCGCCGGGGACCGCCTCCCAGGACCACTCACCGTCGTAGTCGTCTCGGTCTTCTCCGATCTGCTCCGACCACACGACCCACGCGTCGTCGGTGTCTCGCGCGATGACGGTGTCGGTTCCGTTCGTGAACATCGCCAGGCCGTCGGTGTTCATTGCTCAACCGCCGGCAGTAAGGTCACGCCAATATCACCGTCCGGCGTCCAAATGTGCGGGCCCGCGTGACCGGCCGGCTCCATGCACGTGAACCCGCCATCCTCGTAGAGGTCGTGCCAGGCCTTGTCGTGCTCGCCTCGGTCTGCCCAGCAATGAAGGACTCGCGTCTCGTCGGTGCTCATGCCTCCGCTCCAATCCGTGCGACCACGTCGTCTCGCTTCGCCGCGGCCCGATCCCGGCACACCTTCAGGGCGAGGATCTGCTTGCTGATGTCCGCCCCGATCTCGCGCTCCTCATCGGTCAGCGCGTCGGCGTAGGTGAGCAGCTCGTCGTGCAGCTCCGCGAGGCGTTCCGGCACCCACGAAACGAACCGATCCAGGTGCTCGACGATCCGCGCGTCGGCCCACTCCCGCCGCTGGTCCCGCGTCCACGCCTTGAACCGGCCGCTGTACTCGGTCCATTGCGCGTGCACCGCGCGCTCCATCGGAAGCGTCTCCAGGTCGGAGCACTTGAGCGCGATACCTGGTTTGATTCCGCAGTGGTTGAGCTCGATGACCACGCCACCCCCTCGGAACGCCCCGGTGACCACGCACGCCTGCTGTGCGAGCCAGGCGAGGTACGGGCGGTCGGCTACCCGCTCGGCGATGCGCTTCGGGGGTGCCTTGCGCATCGGCTTGCGGGAGCGGAGCGGCTTCGGGGTCTTCTCGCGTTTCGTCGGTTTCGGAAAGGCCGGCTGCAGTTCACCCATGGACCGCCCTCCGCGTCCGAACCACCGCCAGCGCTGGCCGCTCTGTCGCAACCACCGCCGGCCGCACCGAGCCCACCCCTCGCGCCCGCGCCTCGTGACGGGCGATGGCCGCCCGCACCCGGGACCGCTCCCGGTTCACCAGCGCCGAGATGGCGCTCACCGACACGCGCTCGGCGCGTAGCCACGCGCAGACAGCGTCCCGTGCTCGGACGAGCCAGGGGTCGCTTGAGTCGGCCGACGCGAGCTGCTCTCGGGTGACGCCGAAGTCCACCAGCGCACGCCGGAAGATGTGCGCCGTGCCGTTCTCCATCCGTCTCGAACGCAGGACGCTCGGGAACGGGATGGCAGCAATGCGGGCCTGCTCGGCGAAGACGGCGGCCAGGCCCCGGGCGGTGGTCTCCTCGTCGAGACAGGGGGCGCCGGTGGTCTCGATGAAGAGGCGGGCGAGGGCGCGGATGTCGGGCCTCACGGCTTCACCGACTTGTGTCCGTCGCCGCCGAGCGTGGCCTTGTAGAGGTGGCCGCTGGCGACGTGGAAGACGACAACGCCCTCAGGGTTCATGAAGCCGGGCGCTGCGCGGCTGCCTTCGAGCGCGAGCAGGCCCAGTTCGGCGTCAACGTTTCCGACGGTGAAATCGCAGACCCGCAGGACCGGTACGACGTGGCAGCACGCTGGACGGTCGAGCGGGAACTTCTCGCGGTCTCGGTCGTCGGCCCAGCGCGCGACGTTGAACAGCGAAAAGCGCTTCTCGCTCAGCCCGTACTTGCGCTGAATGCCAGCGCCCCACCACTCGCCGAAGTGCCGGCCCGGCCCGAGGGCGCGCAACTCCTCCTCGTGCTCCCTTACCCATCGACCGAACCCGAAGGCATCGTCGGCCTTCTCGGTGCCGAGCCAGCGATTGCGCGAGCCCGCCAGGACAACGCCCGTGTCAGCGACGTAGACCTGCGCGTTGGTGCCGTCGATCTTCTCGGTGATCACGCACTGCCGCTTGAGCCGCGGGATGGACGCGAATCCCTCGAAGGTCGCGTTCTCGACGCCGTGGACGCTCACCGCCGCACCCCCACGTCTGGCAGAAGATCGAACTCATCAACGAGGTCTGAGAAGTCGACCCGCACCCTCCCCGGCGCCCCCTCCACCGCACTCGGCCCTCTCTCTCGCATGACCGGGCACGCCTCCAGGTGCGCGTCCCCCTTCGCGCTCGTCACTAGGCAGCGCTTGCAGGTGATGCCAGCGGGGTGCTTGCGCTTGGGGGCGGGCGTTGGAGCGACTCGACAGGTATCGAGATGCGCGTATCCGAGCGCGTCGTTGCCGCAACCGCACCTCGAGCACCACCCGCCATCGCGTTGCGTCTGAATCGACGATCCCTGTCGATTGAGCGTGGAGTTTTCCGACGGCGACGACATAGAAGCCTTCGGCGGTAAAACCCCCGCCCCCCCAGCCCCCGCCGCCACCCCTGGGGGAGGAGGGAGGGGGACGGCGGGGGGAGCAGCCTCGGTGGGGGTGGGGCCTAGATAGCGGTAAAGTTTTTCCGAGTTCGGCCGCCAGCCGGTATGGAGCAGGCCGTCACTGGCTCGGCAGTTAACCGGCGTCACGAGCAGGAAATACTCGCTAAACGGTGCCTCCTGCCTCGCTCCGCCGAGGTCCACGGCGCACCCGCAATGCAACTCCCACCGCTGCCCCGGCACAGGCGGGACTTTCGCCGGGGAGGCCGGGACTATGCCGCAGGCGCTGTACGCCTGCCTTACGGCGTCGTTGACGAAGTCCTGGAGAGCCTCGACGCAGGAGCCGAGCGGGGGCAACGCGAGGTCGCGGCAGCGGGCCGAGCACCAGCGCGGGGTGTCTTCGCGTAGTTCGCGATCTCCAGCGAGAAAGTTGACGCCGGCCCGCACGCCGGAGCCAAGGGGTCGCGGGTCCTCAACGATGTCCTTGCCGGTCATGCCGCAGAACCAGCGGCAGCCGCTCCGATCCACCGAGCGGCTCACGTCGTCACCCCAGGAAGCAGTGCCCGCCACAGACCCACCGCCACCCCCGCAAACCACACCAGGGCAGCCGTAGCTATGAGGCCGGGGATCATGGCTGCCCCCTCCCCATCCAGCACCACAGGCCCAGCCAGGCGCACATCAGGAAGCAGGTAGCAGCAAGAGGCGGGAAGCCGAGCGCTGCACAGACGATGCCGGCCGCAAGGTAGAAAACGAACTTGACCGCGATGATCGCGGGGACTCGCGCCCGGAGCGTCACGGTCGCACCCCCTGACGCGCGGCCTTGCGCTTGTTCCGCTCCTCCTTGAGGATCTCCGACAGCGCCAGGTCTTCTCGCCCCTCGTACCCTCGATCCACCGCCTCAGCCTTCGCCTTGGCTCGCAGGGCGGCCCAGTCCCTCATGGTGACGTGCTGGAGGGCGCGGAGGAAGCCACCGGAGGGCTTGCCGTGGCGGTTCACGCCCCACCCCCGTCCCGGCCGGCCAGGAGAGCGGAGGGGGAGGGCGCGACGTGCTTCCAGAGACTGCCGCCGCGAATCTGCGAGATCAGGCTCTGGCTGACGCCGAAGCGCTGGGCCAACTCGGCGGTCGTCTCAGACGACTGACCGGACCGGATGGCGATGACATCAGCGTCCGTCAGCTTGGCGTTCGGATTCCTCGCCCCGAACGACTGGCGCCCCGCGGCCACCATGTCGGCGATGTTGTCGGCCTGGGTCCCAAGGCGCAGATGCGCGGGGTTGCAGCAGGGCGGGTTGTCGCACTTCTTGTGCCTGACGACCTGGCCTTCCGGTATCGGCCCGAAGGTCAGTTCGTAGGCGACCCGATGCGTCTGGCGCGGTCCGCGCTTGACGCCGCCGCGGCGCGATCCGCACTGGATGTGCCCGTAGCCGCCGCGGTCGCGCCGGCCCATCCACGGCCAGCAGGCGTCCGGTCCTCCCGACTTGTCGACGCGGGACCAGAGACGATCCGCCAGTGATGACGGCTTCGTCCCGGGGACGGCAGCCGTCTCGTTGCACCCCCGGCCGGAATCGAACCGACAACCTGACGGGTAGAAACCGCCAGCTCTATCCAGTTGAGCTACGGGGGCCTGTGGCTCGGCTGGATCCGAAACGGGAAAAGCTTGAGCACAACAGCTTAGAAGGCCGCTGACCATCGCAGTTCTCCTACTACGCCAAAAAAACGACGCTGGCGCTGACGCGAACGAGACAGGAGACGGCCCCGGAGCTGCGCACCCAGGTTACCCGACCATGAGTGAGGGGGGCCTCGGGGCCGACTTCTGTCTCGTTCGTTCTCATGATCGGGTATCCCGACCATGGACGAGGTCCGAAAATCCGTCAAGACTTTTCGGCTTGCGATCTTGCTTTTTCTCAGGTCGTCGCTACGGGCGGCGGGATCTCGTCGTCCTCTTCTGGTCGCCGCTTCTTCGGGATGAGGCGCCGCAGCGTCTCGGGACTCGGGTGCAGGTAGTGGTCTCGGATCACCTTCACGCTCGACGCTCCGACGGCGTAGCGCGCGTCGTCGGGATGGACGCCGATCGATTCGAGGTAGGTCAGGCGGCTGTGGCGAAACGAGTGCGGGGAGATCCTCGGCACGCCAGCGCGCACCGCGGCCGGGTCCATCCATCGGTTCGGCTTCGAGAACTTACCGACCACCAGATCTTCGATGCCCATCGGCACCTGGTCGTAGTACTCGACCATGCACTGCCGGAACTCGGGCTCCATCGGGATCCAGTAGGGCGTGAACCGCTTCGGGTCGCGCTTGTGGTTGAGCACGAGGCGCGAGCCCATGGAGATCATCTTCCCCTTGTCGTCGGTGAATGGCCGCCACGGGTTGACCTGCTCCTTGGTCATGGATTCGAGATCCTCACGCCTAGCCCCTGACCACCACCCTAGATCGTAGTACCCGCGGTGGCGGACCGACGGGAGCACGGAGCGGAACGCCAGATACTGGACGTACGTGTGGTGGGCGTCCTTGCTGACCCCGTCGTTCGCCATGTGCGGCATATCGGGGATGCGCGAGCGGTCGACCAGTTCGCGGTTGGCGGCAACTTTCAGCACGCGGATCAGGAACTGGAACCGTTTCTTCAGCGAGACCCGCTTCATTCCGTCCTTACTCGACAGTTCCTTGCGCATCACTTCGCGCATCCGCTCGTATCCAGTGCGGCCGCACAGCTCGCCGAGCAAGCAGTCGCCGAAGATCTTCAGGCACCATTCCGCCCGGACCTCGTAGTCCTTCTCCATCGTGACGCCGCGGACGCCATCGCACTCGTACTGCAGCAACCAGCGGATCGATTCCCTGAGCCGGCCTTCGCCGACCTTCGGCAGTTCAAGCTGCATGTCGTTTCTCTCCCCCCTGGAGACCCCGCGCGTGTCAAGCAACGAAACACGCGAGGCGAGAATGCGGCCGATGTTTCACAGCCGTCAAGACACATACACAAACCACCTGATGCGCTAAGTCATTGATACGGCACGGCTATCCCATTACCGTTCGACGTAAACGCGCCGAACGGGCGAGATCAATTGGACAATCGGTAAGGGTGAAACCCTATTTTGAAACCGTATCTCTTGGGTCAGATACCTGAACGGGCGTTACGCGATCTTCTTGCTGCCCGCCGCCGCGTGATCCGCCCCAAAATGCTCGTCGACCCCTCAACGTATGTGATCCGCTGTGCCTGGACTTCACTCAACTGGCGCAGGAGGAAAAGCTCGATCCCGTGGAGCCGGATCGCCTCCGCGTGCTCGTTGGAGGCCTGCTGGAGGTCGCGGATTTCCTTGTCGTGGCTGTCCACGCGCTCATTGAGGCGGGTGTTCTCCTTCATCCAGTTCCGTCCCACGCGTGAACCTCCTCGTCGGGTGATTTTACCGCGTCCCGCCACGGCCTTCCTCGACTGTCTCTAGGTGGTCCGCTGGCGCGGGTAGCGCTGGGGGTGGGAGGGCGGTTGGGGGTGCGCCGCCCGCGCCAGCGGGACCAGGGTGGGGGGTTGGGGTGGAGGCTGCGAGGCGGCATGCGTGCCGGTGGAACGCGGACATCGCCGACGTGTGGTTGGTGAGCCCGACGGCCCGCGCGCAGTTGGGGTAGCTCACGGGCGGCGAGAGCTGGCGCATCTCCCAGATCGCCTCGTCGCGCACTCGAACGAGCTTGGGCCAGCGCTTGCTGTCGCGGATGTCGCCGGGCAGCAGGCCGTGGCGATCGGAAACCGCGTCGATGATCTCCCTGGTGCGCCGGTCCTCGGACGCGAGCATCATCCTCGCCTGATGGCGGCGACGCTTGAGGTAGCCCCGGCGCTTGCGGTCCAGGCGGGCGGCGTTCGCTACTACCTCGGCCGCACGCTGGAAGTCGTAGCCGGTCGGCGTCCGCGTCTTCTCTAGAGCCAGTGCCAAAACGTTGCCGAGGAACTTGCTCATGGCCGGTCCCCCGGTTGGTTCTTAATGACGTGCGTCCGCAGAAGCACCCGCGACTCCTCTGGTCCCTTCCAGAATGGCTCGATCCACTGCCGGCGGCGCAGAGCACGGCCCTTGCCGTGGGACTGATTCCGCCAGTGGCCGCGCACGAGAAACTGCACGGACGGCGGCCTCGGTCCGCCGCGAGAGAGGCATAGCCGGTTGACCTCGTGCGAAAGGTCGATGGCCACCGACTTGCCGATCACGTAGCTCACGCCCTCTCGTGGGGCACCGCTTCGATTGTTGCCGGGCGTCTTGCAGCGGCCCCAGTCCACGCCCCGGTGCTTCTCGATATCGGAGTCAAGCGACAGGCAGACACCGCGGACATAGTTGCGCGCCATCGCTCCCATGGTGTCCGGCTCTCCGTGAGTCGACACCGTCATTGGGAAGTATTGGCCGCTTGGCGATCCGGTTATTAGTCCCGAAATCGAAGCGCCATCGCAAAGGATCCTGGCCACTGGCAAGTCATGAATCATGTCCCCGGGTAGCAGGTTGATGTCTATGACGTTATCGACCATCGAGGCGATCCCTCGCTTGAGGGACTCCGCGGAGAGCTTCATGGCCAGGGTCCCGGGCGGAACTATCAGGCTCCACGCTCCCCACGGGGCCGCCACGTCAGCATCTTCGGGCGCGTCTGTGAGCATCAACGCCGATGCGAACCCTCGCCCGCACGCCACCTTCGCGAATGACGATTCCTTCCAGCGCTGTGCCCACGGAAGAGACGACGTCAGGTATTCCAGATCGAGATCGGTCATGAAGTCGTGACTCTTCGTGATCCGCGAGTAGTCGGCAGCCAGCATCATAGACAGTTCGATGTCCGCGACGGTCGCGCGATCCCGGGTAACCCCATACAGCGCGTAAAGCTCCTTGCGGCTCTTGTCCAAGTCCTGATTGAGCAGCGACAGACGGCCGCGCATGCGGTTCAGTTCTTTCCTTGCCTCGCGCCTATTGCGCAGCAGCTCCTTGCGCTCACTCACGACGCTGCCCCTCCAGCACCGCCGGCATCAGGGTCACGATCCGCCAGCAGCGACGGCAGCACCCGCTTGCCTCATCGACGATGTCCAGCTTCCCGCACGCAGAGCAGAGCGAGTGCTTGACCGCCTTGGTGGACTTGGGGCGGTCGTCGGGGTCGAGTCGGGGGATGAAGGTCGGCAACGTCACGGCGCCTCCTCGAACACGTCAGGGGCCATCGTGTAGCCCTCCATCACCGGGTGAACGGGAATTCCGCCCTTGCCCCGGCGGATGCAGTGGATCGGCTTTCCGGGGCGAGCGGCGCGGATGATCTCGAGGACGCGGGCAGCTCGCGCGCGGGCGATCTTCTTTGCGAGACCGCCCCATGCGACCACTGCCAGGTCAGCCCGGGCGGCGCACGCAGTGATGTAGCTGTCACAATACGGACTAATCGGAAAGTCGGCGGCGTAGAGTTCGGCGGGCTTGGTCGCGCAGAAGTCGGAGAGATTGCAGACGTCGAAGCGGGAGAACTTCCATCGCTCGCAGAAGCCCATCCACTTGCGGATCGTCGGGTCGTTCTCGCGGATCGGATCCGCCCCGGCGTCGGACGGGTTGAGCATGCAGGCGAACAGTCGGCGCCGCGGGCCGGGGATCAGCTCCGCGGGCCGGGCGCGCCACAGGTGGTGGCGGTAGACGTGGTCGGGCGAGAAGGTGGCCCCGCCTTCGGTCCAAGCAGAGGCGCTCACGGGGTCACCGGCTTGTAGGAACTGGCTCCCGGTTTGCGATGTTCAATGCCGTGGCATTCGTAGCAAAGCCAATCCACCGCCAGTGGTTTCGAGTAATCGCGGTGGTGCCCGGTCACCCGTCCTGAGTGTCCGCAGCGCGAGCAGACATCAGGTCGCTCGACCTGGCCACGACGGACGGCGGCGTTGAGAAGTCGGCGCGCTATAGTCTTCTGCGTTGGTGGCCTATTTTTTCTTCGCTCGATCGCACGGATACGAACAGGCTCAGCGAGCCTGACACGACGAGCTGACTGTCTGCGCAGACGACGCGTGTTCTCGGCGTCCCGCGTTCTCATGGCCCCCCGGCAATGACACGCCTTGCACTGCGTTCCGATCCCGTTCCAATTTCGCTGTCGTTTGTAGTACCCGGAGGAAGGCTTGCTTTCGCCACAGGTCGGGCAGAGCCAATGCTCGACCCCTTCGATCATGACCGGACGGCGCCGGTTCATCGTCCTTCTCCTTCGCCCGGCACGGGTCGATACGAGATCGCGAACACCCAGGGATTGCTCGCCCACGGCGCGCGATCTCCGTTGATTGCATCCCACAGAGCCGCGTACCAGCGAATGGGGTCATAGAACGCGATCTTCGCCGGCTTTCCGTTCACCTTGCCCGGGATGGGGTCCGCCGAGAACCCCTCCGCCCGCGCATCCTCCTCGCTGATTTCATTCACGCGCTGGACGCGGACCTCGGTGATCTCATAGACGTTGCGGCAGGCCCAGCGGGGCATGAAGATCGACGGCTTCCACTTCGTGACCTTGAGTCGCATGATCTCGTCGCCGTTGTTGACGTAGTCGAACCCGCCGTCAGCGTCGCAAGATGCTCTATAGGCGACGCACTGAGGCGAGATGCCAGTGCGGTTGCCGACAGCGAACGGCGCCCACGTCTCGCGCACCCAGAGGCGATCGCCGCGGTGTCCATACGGACACCCACCCGGAGCGTCGTACAGCGACAGCATGCTCTTCGCCGCGGAGCACGCCCACCAGAACCCGGAGTCGTCATATGGGCTGGCGCGCTTCACCTCCGGCGGGATCGGAACGGGCTGCGGGTTCATGATCCGCCGCGTCTGCGTCTTCCGCCCGGCCCGGTTCGCCCGGACCATCGGCGCTCTGAACAGGATCGGCCGCTCGCGGGGATTCACCACGGCCGACCCCCTACGCGCTTCATCAGCTCGATCACAGTCCCGCGCATCTTGGCCTCGAAGAACGCCTTGTTCGTGTCGCCCATGGCTCTCTCGATCTCCGGCGTGATGTCGCCCTGCCACTCCACGGAGCGGTCCTTGTTGTAGATGAGCACCTGGCGCACGGGGAGTTCGGTATAGGTGCTCAATTGGACCTTGACGATCATCGCCGCCGCCCCTTCCGTTTCCCCCTCCGCCCCAACACCCTCCGCTCCATCTCTCGCAACAGCGCCTGCGGCCCTTGCAGGCCGTTCGATGCGTAGCAGGCGATCTCGTCGGGATCGGTGGAGTGCGTGATCTTCATACCGAGCACGCCGAGGTTGTCGATTTCCTTTGCCGCGAGATCCAGGGTCGATTGGATCATGCGGAGGTTGGCGGTGAAGCGGGCGCGGTTGGAGAGTGGCATCAGGCGGCCTTTCGTTCGGGCTCATCGGCCTCTCCGCAGCGACAGAGCTTGAGCATCGGATGCACGTGGCTCCGGGAGTGGCGCTCGCACCAGCATTCGGCGCACCAGAGCGGGTGGTTGCCATCCCCGCCCTGACACCACGGCGTCCACCTCCGGCAGCGGATGCAGAAGAACGTCGGGCACGACAGACACTCCGCGCTTCCGTCGCAGTGCGGGCCAGGATAGGCCCACACATCACCGGTCTCGTCGGGCTCTCCGGGACGCACGCGGTCCCGAGGTCGCTCGGCAGTTCCCGCCATCACCGCCCCTCCCGTTCCCGCCTCTGCTCGGCCTCGCGTTCCTCTTGGCGGCGCCTCTTGGCCCAGGCGATTGCTGTCGGTCCGTCGGGGCCGCGAGGTGCGTGGGCGGTCGGCTGCGTCGAAAGCCCGTCTGGCCCAATCAGCGCCCGCGGGATCTTTCCCCACTTCGTCATCCTCGCGAGAGCGACTCCGATGGAGCTTCCGGCGAGGGCCTTGGTGAACTCTGGGTCAACGGCGGCCTTATCCCTGGCGGCAGCCCCGCGGCGGGCTTCGGTGTTGATGAGGTTGCGGAAGGTCATGGCTACCCGATGACTCGGGCGAGCTTGCCGACCGCCTTGGCCTTGCTCGGCAGCGTCCCGAAGAACGCTCGGATCCACTGGCGGAACGGCGGCACAGTCGACTGCTTCGCGAGTTGCCGCCGGGTCGCGCGGGCTCGCCTCATGTTCCAGGTCAGGTTCTGTTGCTCTTCCATGGGGTCTCCTTTCACGTCGGTCCGGCGTTGAGTGCCTTCTCGCAGGCCGCTTCCTCGCGCGGCCAGTGCCGATTCCTCGGACGATCAGAGGCCATCTTGCGGACGGCCGCTTCGTACTGGCGCCGCTTCACGCGGCCGGGGAAGTTCTTCGGGTTCATGTCGGTCCTTTCGGTTCGGAGCCCATCCCTCTCCCCCAGCCCAGGACCATTCCTGGACAGGGAGGGGGCGTGCGAGACTTCAGCCGGCCCGTTTCCAGCGGTGTTGAACGCTCGGCGGCGACTGCCTGACCGCTCCCACCGCCAGCGCGCGGTCATAGAGCCCGGCCTCCTTGAGCGCCTTCACGCTGGTCGACTCGCGACCCTTGACCTCTACGGGACCCCATTGCTGGCCGTCCATCACGATCGGGCCGTTCGCGCGCACGTAAGCCTTGAGCCAGTCCTTCCCGGCT